GATCCACCACCAGTTACACCTCCACCAGCACCAAGTAATTTCTTTGTTTTATAATCTGGTACTGCAAATGTTACTGTCGAACTAGTTCCAAAATTATCTCTATCATATGATCCACCAGTACCACCATAGTTATCCTTAATTACTTCATACAACAATGGAAAATCTGCTGCACCATATATTGATCCATCACAATATAAAAATCCTGGATATTGATCCTGTGGATTATCAGCACTATCAGATGATACTGTTGACACAGTAACTTTACCATCACCACCTGATCCTGGCTGTAAAATTTTTAATGTATCTCCTGCTTTATATCCATATCCTTCCTGTTTAATAACAAGATAATTAATAGCACCAGTACTTTGTGCAGCAACACCAACTCTTAAACCAAATCCTTCTGATGTAACTAAAACAATATTACCAGAAGTTCCTAAATCAGTTATGTTAAAGAATTTACTACCTGCAATATCTCCTGCTGATCTTGCTAATCTAAAAGTATTTGATCCTGTTACATCAACTATGTACTCTTGCCCTTCATTAATAGACACACCACCAGTACCACCAGTTGATAAAGTGGCAGTAGCTGTTGCATTAGCACCACCACCTCCTGATATACTAACTACTGGGAATTGATATCCTGTACCACCATTTAATACATTAATACCAGTAACAACACCAGCAGTTACAGCAACTTGAAATTGACCTTGTGAAACTGGACCACTACCATTATCTGTTACTGCAACAGTTGGTGTTCCTACATATCCAGAACCACCATTGGTTATGGTAAATGATTGTATAGATCCACCTAAAGTTGCTCTATTAGGATTTTGTGCAGTACTCTTAATAACAATTTTATCACCAGTACTTAAAATACTACTGATAGCAGGATATGTTATAGTATCATTACTTACAGAGAATGTAGATGCAGGGTTAACTGCAATTTCTATTGGTTCTGTTTCAAATCCAGCAGGACTTATTATATCTGTTGTATATCCACTACCAGAGTTAATAGAATACGCAGCAACAGCAGTAACTACACCATCATCAATTACCTTATCATCGTCTGCTTTAAATATAGGAATTATCGTCCCAATAGGAACTGTAGATGAGGTATAAGTGACCTTATCTGCAAGATAATTAGAGCGAATAGTTCTTGTTGTCATTAGATTTTAATTAGGTAATCGACCATAGTAAAAGGAGCAATCAAATTATCCATTTTTCTAGTATTATCTGGATTAATTTGTATTGTTGAGGACATACCATCAGTAGTTATAAAAAATTCAGGTGTGTTTATAAAGTAATTAGTTGTTCCTGTTGTATATGTTATAGTATGTGCATGTTCCGTTGGATCACTTTCATAGCCAAGAGCAGTAGTTGTCTCAATAATATTAGAAACCTGTGGATATGCTGTCTGTGCAGTGTTATCAACTATACGATCAAGTGGCAAAACGTTTGCTGTTGATGCAGTATGTGAATAACCATTGTCACCTGTCTGTGGGATATCATCATCAGGAATTTCCGTTGATGTACTAACATAGTTAGGAGCAATTGGATAATTAGTGTAAGGAGATTGAGTACATCTAGGGTTTGTAAACGTATTCCAGAGATATGACTGACGACATAAATTAGGCATCGTCTCCACATACAAAGGACTAATTGATGGATTTAATGCGTTATAATCATCACCACTTTGTGTAGTACCAGGATTATCAGGAACAAGACAATAATCAATAAAACTAGAACAACCACTCTTACATATACCATGATATTGGAAGGTCACACCCCAACCACTACCAGTCCAACCTGAATTAGGATAACTCATTGATTCACCATAAAATTTACATGCTGGTTGACATATTTGTTGGTCAGGAGTATTAGTGGTAGCATTATTAGTACAATTAGGGTCTGTCATAGTATGATAATACCATTCATGAACACCAATAGTAGAAGCATTTCTATAATAATTTAATTCAAATACATCATTACCAGCTCTCCTCTTAATTCTACACCTTCTAGTAGTTGTATAGTGAGCATGAGGTTGAAATGCATTGATAGTAACAATTTCTTCGTCAGTATTTCTAGGTCTAGTAAATGATATTTGTCCTCGTAATGAAGTTGATTGTTGTGGAATTCTAAATTGTCCTGTTAAATCTATAACAGCAGTAGTTCCTACATTACTTGTAACCTCAATTCCAACACCAGACTTATCTATGACCTGTCCACCAACATTAGTTACTGTCATATCATTAAGAACACCTTGATCAGATCCACTAGATGCTCTAATATGTTTACTTCTTAAATCTGGTACTTGAAACTGTGTATCTAATAAAACAGTATCAGGTTGTTTAAACACACAACCTGCTCCTGTTCCGATAATTTCAGCAATAGCAGGGTATTGTGACTCATTATATACAGCACCATCACATCTCAAATAACCAGCAGGTAATAATGTAGCACTCAAACCAACTTGAGGATCATTAACATCCAATTCTCTACTGAATGCTATTATAGAACCTGTAGTAGTTCCTAACTTGTTTCTTTCTTCGGATAAAAATGCTGCCATTAGAATGCCCTTATTATCATTATGATCGTCTGAGATGGTGTGTTGTTATCCATAACTATATTTAACGCACTATCAATGTCAGTTACGTTAACAGTGTATGATTGTACATTATTAACTGCAATGTTTGCAGGTGGTCTCAGTCCTCCCATGTTCATAGAAATATCAAATGAGAAATGATTATGCGGAGCAAGAGCTGGCTGAGTAAAGTCTTCACCTGAGTGACTTATATTAGTTGGATATGTAACTGTCTGATCATCATTCAAATAGTTACGTTTACCAAATAACGTAGTTGGTGGTGGAAACACCCCAGTATGTGCAGGTTCTGCATGACCGTAGTTATACGTATCATTAAACTCAGGAGTATTACCTCCTCCCTTTGGTATAAGTCTTTGTAAACCTGTTTCTGGTATAAGAGACTTTGATGCAGGATCAAAGTTTAAATTTTGATCTGTTATTGGAAGAGTATTTTCATCATAATATGTTATAGATCCAGCTCCTTGCTTCCAAGTATCAGGACTATCACCACTAGCAGTACCAGTCAGAATAGCATTTTCATAATCAGGAGAACCACTTAATTGATAATTTGATGTTTCAAATACTTGAACAAACTTACCATCAGGCATTGCTGCTGTGTATTGACCTGGATGTCTATGAGCAGGAGTATGATCAACACCCAATTTTCTACCAATAACATAATATGTCTTAGACCATGTAGGATCATTAAGAGTAAACTCTTGAATTCTACCTGCCATATTATTAAGAGTACCCATTGTAAATTTTATATCAGTATCGGCACTGTAGATAGAAGGTGGAGTTACAGAAGTACCATCACCTTCAATTAAATCACCAACAACATTATATGCATCAGATTGACCATATTGATACTTACTATCTAATAACATAGACCTTTCAAGGTCTACCATTGATCTACCAGCTAGGTTAGGTACACGAAAAAGATCGGCATCCTCGTAATCTGGATACTGACCTTTAATTGCTGTATCACTAGGTCCATAAGTGTTACCTATCATAGATGCTAGTAATGGATACTCTGTAGCAGGCTTTGACGACCCATCACATATTATCCAACCATGTGGTATGTTAGGAGGATTAGATCCTCTAAGATTTGAATTACCTCCCCATGGCATGATAGTGCCAATAGGGGAGTTCTTCATTGTTTTTACTCTGTTATAAAATGCCATTATAGTTCTGTTAACCACCAACCTTGATTTGCAGCAGGAATAAAGTTTGTTCCGTCTGTGTTACCTACGAAAATTAATCCGAAGGAAGCATTCTTATTCTGAACAACGAGTTCACCTGATCCGTATGGTGTACCCAATCCACCCAACTTAGTACCTTCAGTATCACCTTGAATTGCAACTGGTTCTCCATTTGATAATGGAGCACGAATAACTAGAGAGTTGTTGTAAGTTAAGTTACCACCAACTTCAGTAATCCTTACAACATCTCCAGTTACAGCATCTAATGGTAGTGTTAATACCAATGCACCTGTAGAAGGAGCGACGGATACAAGATAATTTATATTGACACTTAGGAAGGAATCTGCGTTAACGAAAGTAGCCTTATGACCACCATTCTTGTTCTTCCAACCAATTTTTCCGAAGGCATCTATAGAACAATCTTGATTGATTGTATAGTTCTTAGTACCACCGTCACCTAGTTGTCTTACTGTTAGTATTTGCTGTGTACTTGAAGCAGTTGTAGCAGTAGCACCAGCAATATCTAGTAAGCGACCAACATATGTATCACCATATTCAGGTTCAACACGGAATGTTGGATTAAATGCTGTATTAGTAAACTGAATTGCATCAGGATCCTCAACACACTTACTTGGGAATACTCTTAGGAATCCACTTATGTCTGTAGCAGCATTAACAACTAACTTACCAGCTTCAAAGTGATGCTCATCGTTGTTAGCTAACGTTAAGATAGGTACGTTATTATCAGTACCCATGATCTCAAAGGTAGATCCAATGAACTTAACATCATCGTAGCAAGTTAAACGACCATGATGGAAGTCCTTCTTAACCATTTGAATACCGCCATCAGTTGTGACAGTATTGGTTACTTCAAAGATCTCATCGCCAATCAATAATGCATAGAAACGATCTAAGAAGAATGGAACTACATCAGAGTTTTTAACCTTAACTTCTACAACTGAACTTCCTGTATTTGGAATTTCTTCTGTTAGTACAGTTGTCTCTCTAGTAAGAACTCTCCAAACAGTTTCACCGTCAGCGTGTGTCTTAGGAGAACCAGGCCAACCATTAATATTATCAACACGAGTTACAGGTAAGTAACCAGAAGTACCAGATGTTGCGACTGGAGTACCAGACACCTGCATGAATTCTTGGTTGCTAGCTGAACCATAACCAACTAAGATATAATCATTGATAGCAAAGTCTGTAATGTTATCAACTGTTAGTTGTGTTGCTGATGTTGTTATTGAAGTTACAGTATCAACGAATGTTGTTGCAATTCCATTATCAACTTTAGGATCTTTAAGTACAGTAGTAACTGTAGCACCAACAGCATGTGTTCCAGCAACTGTACCAAACTTAGATCTTAATGTATAGATCTTACCACTTGCGTTACCAATTACAGTATCACCGCTACAAGCATCAACAGTAAAGATGTCACGTACACGATCAGTTATACTGAACTTCTCGTTCTTCGCTGCTCTTAGTGTTACACCAGTTGCAGTACCAGTACCACCAAATGCTGCACTAAGTGTAACAGTGCTACCGACAATACTTACAATCTGAGGATCAACTTGTCTAGTAATACCACCACTTGTTACGAATTGATTTTGCTGTAATGTTACTGTACCACCACCACTTGCAAGTGTGATGTAATCACCAACTTCAAGTCCTTGTGTATTAATAACATTGGTAATGGTTGTGAGGCTTGCTTGGATATCACCAGTGATTAATCCATCACCAGTAGTAGTTCCTTTATAACCAGTCTTACATCCACCAATGAAGTTGAATGAACCATTAACAGTTAACTTACCATTCTCTCCGTCAACACCATCGTTACCAACGATTACACCGCCAGTTACAGTGTCAACTTCAAACAATACGTTACCAGGACATCCATCAAGAACTCTAAAGTTCTTATTGTTCTGTACAAGAGGTGTATCAAGTTTGAATACCTCACCTTGATCAAAGATTCCATTAGCAGTAGTATCTTCACGAGATAAGATAACGTAATCTCTTTGTGTCTGTAATGTTCCACCGAATGATGCTAGGTAAATATTTTCCTGAACACCAGATCCATCAACTGCTTGCTCTGTCCAAGTAGCATCAAATGCGACATTACACTTCCAAATAGGAGTCTTATAGATTAGATTATCAGGATGATTAGTCTTGATTGCAGTGTAAGTACCAAGTGGTTGTCTTTCAACTGTTAAGATATAAGGAGCAGAAGTTGCACCTACTAGACCACCAGAAACAATTCTTACAATTTCAGGATGAGTTCCTGTTCCAGGATCTACTGGTGAGTCAAGGATTATATAATCTCCTTCAGCAAAGTAACTATCAGGATCAACTTCAAGTGGTAAGTAATACTGATCTCCACTTAAAGCAGGTAAATCTGTACCACCAGGTCCGTCTCCAACTCTAAGTGCTTGCCATGGAGTTCCACCCCAACTTCCTGCACCAGCAGTATCAAGACGGTTCCAACCAGGATCTGACTGAATTAATTCTAATACGTTGATAATATCAACGTTCTTATTGTAGTTACCTACACCTATAATACCACTTGCATGTATGATTGCAGTAGATCCTAACTGTGCTCTATTACCAATGAAGGAGAAAGCAGCAGTACCACCACATAGTTTGACACTACCGTTAAGTGTTGTCTCACCATCAACTTCAAAGTTGTTTCTAACTGTAGTTGATCCACCTTGACCAGCAATATTAACTTCAGAAGCATTTAAAGCAATGTCAATAGTCTGTGTGTTACCTGAGAAGAATGAAACAATACCTGCTTCAGTGTTAAGAGTTACGGTCTGTTCTGGTTGTGTTCTATCACCACCAAGTACCTTGTCTGCACCGAATGTTGCGTCACCTGCGTAGGATACCTTTCTATTTCCAAACTTAACGTAGGATAGTGATTCGTTATTACCGTATGCACCACCAATTTCAATCTTAGAAATGTTAGTTGCAGTATCAGCAATAGCACCGAAGAAGATGTTACTGTCAACAGAAGCACTACCAATCTTGATAGTCTGTTGTCCAGTTACAGAATCACCAATGTCTATTGTCTGAGCTGCTGTTGTAGTATCAGCGATTGTTAAGGCAGTTGCAGCACCAGCAATATTAACTGTGGTTGCAGTAGTGTTAACAACGTTGAATGTTGTAGCAGCAGTAGTAAGATCTCCACCGTCAATCTGAACATCTAGATCAAATAGTGCATTGCCAGTGAAATTAGAGGTTCCGTTAACATATAAACCGTATGATGAAAGATTTGCGTCTGTTGCATTGATACCAACCTGACCAGTACCTACAGTATTAGAAGTTTTAACTCTAAGTGTTGACTGATTAAGAGGATTGTCTGCATCACCACCGACTAACAATGCGTCAGCACGACCATTCTTAGTACGAGCAGCAAACTCTGCCTCAGTTAAGAAGTCTGGAGTTGTTGTACCACTGATGAATGCACTACCAACAACATCCAAGTTAGCCTTAGGATTAGTATTTGTATCAACAAATCCAGTTGCATGAGAGTCATGTGATGCTCTTGTGACAGTGTTAATACCGACTCTATAATCACCTATAGAACCAGCACCAGATGGTAGAGTGTTTCTAACAAGTGTTCTGATTGCATCAGCACCAACAACACCTAGTTCCTTAAATTCAGAAGTAGATATGTATAGTTTTGCAGCAGCATTCTGACCAAGAATAGATGTCCAACTTGTAGTAGCCTGTGGTTGAGCAGTAGTTACTTGGAAGTGAACATAGTTATTTGCAGGATTAAATGCATCTCCATTAGGTGAGTAAACAGTCCAACCTGCTGGAATGTTTAGTATTGAAACTGGATAGTTAGTGAATCTAATTCTAGAAGCACTTGTAATACCAAGTGAAGAGTTAGAAAGTGCAACACCACTTGCTTCAAATGTCAATTTAACTACATTACTACCATCAAATGTTATTGTGAATATATTTGATCCAGCAATCTCACTGAAGTAGTTGGCATATATCCAACCAAGTGATCCAGATTCTCCAACCTCATCACCTTTAAGTAGAATATCACCAGACTTAGGTAGAACACCACCGTAATTAATTCCCTGATTAGAATTAATTTGAGTACCACCAGCATTAACTGCTCCTGTCTGGTTAGGTGTCATGTTTGTTGGAGCACCAGCAGAAGTGGTGTGGGTCTGAATCATATAATTCTGACCATTACCTCTGGCGTTGAATCCAAATACAGCAGCATCTACTCTGTTCTTACTGATACGAATATCACCAGCAGTAGCAGGTTGCCAAGCAGTTCTATCAAGACCTTCATCCTGTTCTAATAGAGTAACAGGGTCAGTAGGACTTACATTAGAACGTATAATAAGTACGTCTCTATTCTGTACTAGGTCATTATCTTGAACACTGATTAGTACAGGAGATTCAAATGTGTTAACAAGACTTCCGTTACCACCAACAACTGTGATATTCTGATTGAATGTTACAGCAGTATCAAATGTGGTTACTAGACCTCCTACTACGTCATCCTTATCTCCATCATCAGCCAGTACAGCAGCGTCAAGGAAGGTCTCTTCGCCTGTAATAGCGTTGATCTTCTTATTACCGATATAAAGGTCTCCGTTGGAGTTTAGACCCGTGTAGAAGACTATACCACCGTTTTGCTTCTTAGACTGAGCATAGAAGTCTTCAGTTGGTGTTAGTACAACTTCCTGTCTAATTGGTAGACCAGTTGAGTAGTTACCTGGACCAAATCCAAGATACTCAAACGTGTGGTTACCTGCACGAGCAATAGAT